TCTACTAAGAAAGACGAGGAATAATCCTAATGGCTGTATTTCTAAACAATAACGTAGGCGTTAAGATTAACTCTGTTGATCTTTCTGACCATGTAACAGCAGTAACAATCAACCGTTCATTTGATGAACTCGAAGTAACAGCAATGGGCGATTCTTCACATAAGTTCGTAAAGGGCTTGGAAGCATCAACAGTTACAATCGATTTCCTCAATGACACAGCATCAGCGAATGTTCTTGCGACACTTCAAGCTGCATGGGGAACAACTGTTACAGCAGTATTCTTACAGACAAAGGGAACAGCAGTATCTGCTACAAACCCTCTTTACACAGTTTCATTGTTAGTCAATAACACAACAGACATCAACGGTGCTGTTGGCGATATTGGAACAATGTCAATCACATTTACTGCTAACTCAACAGTTGCAGTAGCCACAACAGGTACTTTCTAAACAACTAAACTAAGGGGCAAAGCATGGCAAAGTTAAAAGTAACAAGGGCAGATGGATCAGTTGGGGAATACCCAATTACTCCATTGGTGCAATATGGCTTCGAGATTCACGCTAAGAAGGGCTTTCACAAAGCGTTCATCGAAGATCAGAAGCAGAGCGACATCTTCTGGCTTGCTTGGGAATGTATCCGCCGTTCGGGTGAAACTGTTAAGCCATTCGGAGAATCGTTCATCGAGACCTTGACTTCGGTTGAGGTATTAGATGATGACCCTTTGGCTTAGGGCGCGACTCGATCACCTATCTGATTGCTAAATTAAGTGTCAGACTCGGGATCGCGCCACAACAATTATTAGAGCTAGATGAAGTAATGCTAAAGAACCTAATCAAGGTTTTACAGGATGATGCAAAGGAGATAGCGAATGCCAGCAACCGTCAAAGGCGGCGTTGAACTTCGCAAAGCACTTCGCAAGTTCGCTCCTGAATTAGGCAAAGAAACACAGAAGGAAATCGCAGCGTTCTAAAGCCTGTTGTAAAAGAAGCTAGAGGATTCGTCACAGGCTCGCCCTTAAGCAACTGGGCTAGAGAAGGTGGCAAGTTCCCTGTGTTTAACGCTTCTATCGTTAAGCGTGGCATTGGCTACAAGACAACACCATCAAAGCCTAATCGCAGAGGCTTTACAGCATTAGCACAGATTCGTAACCGTTCAGCAGCTGGCGCTATCTATGAAACAGCAGGTCGCCGCGCACCAGGAACAAAACCATCATCACGCCCTAACTTTGCTCAGGCAATGGGTCCATTAACAGGCTCAGGCAAAGAGCGTGGAAGATTGATTTACAAGGCTTGGGAGAACGACAAAGGCAACGCTACAAAGGCTGTCCTAAAGGCGATAGATAACGCTGGTAAGACTTTCAACAGAATGGTAGGCAATCGCTGATGGCTAATGTAGTAATTGATATTGCAGCCGAATACACCGGCAATAGAGCATTTAAGCAGGCAGAAACTGCTACATCTAAACTAGAGAAGTCCGTTGCTAAATTAGGTAAGCAACTTGCTGGAGTCTTTGCAGCTTCTAAGTTATACGCATTTAGCAAGAACGCTGTAAAGGCTTTTGCAGCTGATGAGAAGGCTGCACGATCATTAGCATTAGCCCTAGCCAACACAGGTAACGCATTTGCAGCCATCGAGGTTGAGAAGTTTATTGGCGACTTGCAACGCGCAACAGGCGTTCTCGATGATGACCTTCGCCCAGCGTTTAGAGCATTACTTACAGCCACAGGCGATGTTAAGAAATCACAGGATGCTTTAGCCCTAGCCCTCGACATTTCAGCAGGTACAGGTAAGGACTTAGGCGCTGTATCAGCAGCTTTAAGTCGTGGCTTCTTGGGTCAGACAACAGCACTTAGCCGATTAGGTGCAGGACTAGATAAAGCAACACTAAAGACTGGTGACATGGATGTCATTCTTGGACAACTTACAGAGAAGTTTAGAGGACAAGCGTTAGCTGCTGCCGAAGGTTACTCAGGCGCAATCGCTAAACTCACAGTTGCATCTAACAACGCAAAAGAGATTATCGGTAAAGACCTTCTAGATGCTATGCAACTTATTGCAGGCAAAGATGGTATTGGCGGAGCGACATCCGCAATGGAAGGCTTTGCTACACAGATTGGTAACGCCATATATGGCATCGGTGTACTTACTGCCAAACTTAAGTCATTGCCAGGTGCAGGTTTTATTGGACAAGTCCTAGAAGCAGGAACTCAATTTTCAGGCTTTGGTGCATTATCTCGTCTTGGCGCTAGTCGCAAAACAACATCAGCAGGCACTCCTGCCCAATCTCCTGGACAACGCGCAGCTATTGATAAAGCCAACAAAGATGCGCTTAGATTACAGAAACAGCAGAACACATTAAAGACAATCGATAACAATGCTACAGCTCGTAAGATTGCTTTAACAGGCGATGAACTAGCACTTAAAGAGCTAGAGAAGAAGTTCGATGTAGAGCGTGTTGGTTTATACGCGGCACTAAATCAAACAACAAGCGAAGAAACAAAGATGCGCCTGTTGTCCCTTATCGCTATCCATGATCAGAACGCTGCAATGGCTGGAATGATTAAGAAGGCTAACGAAGGTGAAGATGCTTTTAAATCACTTATCGAAGCCCTTCGAGCAACTATTAGAGCAATGCTAGATGCCGTTGCTCCACAGGTAAAGCAACTACAAAGTATGACAATGGGACCAAATACCCCAATAGATGTGCAAAGAGAAGTTATCCGCAATAAATTAGATTTAGTAATGCCAGACATCGCAGCATTACAAAGGTCACTTGGACAATTTAGTAATACTTCTGGTGCAGGCTCAGGCTCGGTTGTAGTCAATATCGCAGGCTCAGTCACCACAGAGCGCGACTTAGTATCTGCCATCACTCAGGGCATTTATAACAATCAGGCTTCTGGAATCCCAATCTCCTATTCGACAGCGTACAGATAATGGCATTACCAGCAACGCTAGTCGTCAAGATAAATCTATCGGGTGGAGCTTCATTCGGTAACCCATTTATCTTAGGTACTTCACAATTAGGCTTTGCTGAATTAGCTTCTAGTATTCCTGTCATTGTTGATGTTTCTACATCTACCACAAATATCTCAACCCGTAGAGGTCGCAACCTTCTCCAAGACAATTACGAGTCAGGACAGGCAACCATTCGAGTCGTTGATCCTAATGGTGACTGGAACCCACAGAACACCTCTAGCCCCTATTACGGGCTATTACAGCCACTTAGGAAGATACAGGCATCTGCTATCTATGGCGGAGTTACTTATGGCTTATTTGGCGGTTATATCACCGAATATCGCTATACCTATCCAACAGGTCAAGAAACAGGTTATGTGACTTTTATCTGTTATGACGCATTCCGCTTGATGTATAACTCCAATGTCACAACCGTTACAGGCGGCACAGCAGGTCAGACAACTGCTCAACGCGTTCAATCTATCCTTAGCATGATTGCTTGGCCAGCAGCCTTCACTAGCATTGGCACAGGCGCAACCACTTGCGTGGCAGACCCTGGCACAACTCGCACAGTCCTAGAAGCAATTCAGACTGCTGAGTTCACAGAGCAGGGCGCGTTCTACATTAACGAAAACGGCGTGGCAACCTTTAAGGGTAGACAATTCGTAGTCGATGCCCAAGCTGCTAGTCCAACAGTATTTAATCAAACTGGCACAGGCATTAACTATGCAGGAATTACCTTTGCCCTAGATGACAAGACAATTGTGAACAAGGCTACTGTGACCCGTATCGGTGGCACAGCACAGACTTACTCAGATGCGACATCTATCGCCCAATACTTCACACGATCCATTACAGCTACAGACATGCTTATGCAGACAGATGCTAACGCCCTAGCCCTAGCAACTGCCTATGTGACAAGCAAGAAGGACACCAGTATTCGTATTGAAACTATTACCCTTGATTTAGTAACTCCCAACTATTCAGCTGGAGTCCTAGCAGGATTAGACCTAGATTTCTTTGATACGGTAGATATCACCAATGAACAACCTGGTGGCTCGACTATTCAGAAAAAACTTCAAGTGCAGGGTATTGCTCACAACATCACTCCTAACACTTGGACTACAACTATTGCCACGCAGGAGGCTTTGCTCGAT